CCTGTAGCCTTGATCATTTCAAGGCCAGCTAAGAAGTCTTTTGAACTGTTCATAGCATTACAAGGAAAGGTTGTTTGGGTCTTTCACTAAGTTCGCCGGCTGCGTACTGTTCAAGAGCTACCTCGTAGCAGTGCCACTCGTCCAACTCTCTATAGTAGTTGTCCTCTATTGCCTTAAAGTGTTGATCCTCGAGGCTTGAGTTGTACTTAGTCATGGTAACCAATGGTAATCAGTCAATGAACCGTCAAAGTTAGATAGATCAAAGATTGCATCATCTAATGATGACCACCAATCTTGCCAGTCGTTAGGCTCAGACTCGCCAGGTTCTATAAGAAAGAACATGAGACCGTCTTCACCTTCTCTAGTTATTAGTTGAAAACCAGTGTCTTCCTCTAAACAACTAGAGAACTTGTTAGCTCTACTAATGGTTAGTTGTGGAAACCATCGTTCAAGGTACAGCCAAATTGATTTAATCATTTTGGTAAATGGAAAGGAAAGAGTGATTGTGAGTCACTCAGTAAAGGCTAATTGCTTAGCCCTTAGAGAGTGCTTCAGGCTTTATTAAAGCCAGAGGCTAAGGAGCCATAAAGGTTTGAGAACTTAGCTAGTGTTGGCTGAGTTACTTCCCTTGTTTTAGCTCCTAAGTTGATTACATCTACTACAGCTTGGCTTGCTTCTTTACTGTGGATCTTCCATCTAAGCTTGATATCTCTGATGTACTGTTGAGTTGTTAACAGTTGTTCAGTGATATCTTCTCTCTGCTTGAGAGTCTTAGAAAGTTGACGACGTAATGAAGCGTTCTCTTCATCTGTAGAGCTTAAGACTGCTTTAACTGTCTCTAGCTCCTCCCAGAGTTCAGAGCGTGACCAAGGCTTGTTAGTAGCCTCATTGATGTGATTGAAAGTCATATCAGTTGAAAGGGATGTAGGCTCACCTATTGTTATAGACATCAGTAAAAAGAGAATAGATACTTAATAATATTACAGATCAGTATTGCTTATGTATGGCTCCTAGTTTGGTCGACAAGCGCGCGCATAAAAAAAAAATAAATATATACCCTGATAGACTCCTCGCTCGTTGTGGACGATTTTCGAAGTGTCACAGGGGGTAGATTTTTCGGGCGTCAATGCGAAAGGTGCTCGAAAATTAGCAACAAAATAACTTTTGCTGGGCTTTTTCAGCCTTTTTAAGCACTTTCAACGCCTTTTCACGTGTCAAACACTGTTCAGCCTTCTTATTCAGCTTAAGGAGCTTTCTTTCTGCCTTCTTCAACCCCTTCTTCTTTTGTTATCGGATCTATTACTAGCTACAGACTTAATAGATAAGTTACTTTTATTGTTATTAGTAGGATTATGGTCTTTATGGTGAACATCACCGTTAGGTTTCTTACCGCCGTTAACCTTCTTTATCAGTGCTAAAGCAGCGTTTCTACCAGCTCTTCTCTTCTTCTGCTCTGAGGAGGCGTGGTAGGTATCGTACTCTCTTCTATAGTCTCTAGTCATAGTATTCTTAAGAGTACTGTAGTGCCTTTAAAGTACTGCTATTAAAACTTTAAAGAAAACCCTTTTAAAAAGCTTTATAAGAATATTATACATAATAACAGGATCTAAACTTTACGTTCCTTCATAAAGGGTCCATCCAAGTAGCACCGTTAGAACCAGCTGAAGCTGCTTTTTGGAGGTCTTCAAAGGTTTTAGCGTAACCAAGTACTCCTACGTTAAGACCTCCTTCACCTTGAATAAACTGACGTTCTAATTCCCACTGAGCTGCTTCTCTACTTTTTATTGCTTTTCGTTCTGTAAGAGCCATGTTTTCAGTAAAGTACTGAACAGCCATTGCAAGAGCATCAAGTCTATCGTCGTGCCGTATCGAGTTTTTCTCTTTGGAAATTCTCGTCATTTGCCAAAAGAGTTGAAACTGGGATCTGGTTTCGCTTGGGTAGCACTCAGTGGTGGAAATATCCTTAGCAATTATGTCGGTATCTACCATGAGCCTGTGTTGGTTCATGACTGGCTCAAGAGTATCAATAATCCTCGCTTCTTTTTGTTTTGTATGTCGGACCTCTTCGATACTGCATGGATAGATGGTTCCAAGGTAACGCTTAAGAAGTTCACTAAACATACCGAGGCCGAGGTTACTTTCTACAATTATTTCCTTGACCTTGTACTCCTTCGCAATGAGCGTGAGCTTTTTAAGATTGGTCTCACTGTAACCACCTCTCAAACCACCAGAGGCGAGGAGGAACAAGTTACCGTTAAGATAAGCGACTACGGAATAGCCAAGCTCGTCACTACCCTTCCCACTAGGATCAATCGCAAGTACAACCCCCGTGTACTCCATAAATTCAGACCCGATCTGTCCAGGTTTGTAAAAGAGATCACCGTGAAGACCCACTGAAGGTAGATCAAGGGCTTTATCACCGTTAGCACTCCAAATAACCCTGTCAGGGCCTTGTTCTCTATGAAGTCTAAAGATACATAAATCTTGTAGTTTTAAAGGATATCTCTCTTCGTCAGAAAGACTAATATCAAGAAGGAACTGGAGGTTAAACGTGGACCTACCAATTGATTCCTTTCGGGCCTCTAGTTCCTCCCAATCAAATCTTCCAGGGTCTGTAGGGTGACCTGCAAGAGTTGAGTCATCTTTTAGTTGAGATTCAATTTTAGGAGCTAGTCTTTCTCCGTAATAATTTTTAAGTTTAGTTGCAGTAGGATATAGGGCAGGCCAGATTCGAGGTGTATAGCCAGCTAGCTCTAGTTTGGCGTAGATACTGTCCTGCGTGTGGGGAGTCCCTAGAAATACAATTTCTCCCCCAGGCTTTATAACCGAATCGAACTCTTTAATACTTTCTCGAAGTTTATCTCGTATAAGTTGTGTCTCGCAGCTCTGAGGGGTCTCTACGTCGTCTGCAACGATTAGATCTGCCCTTGAACCTGTAATCTGTCCAAAGATACCACTAGAGCGCACTGAGGGGCTCTGATCGGGCTTAGAGCCATATACGTCAAAAGCAACCTTAGAGAACCTCTGAGTGTCGCTAGGGAAGAGATCCTTCACCATGAACCAGTTTCTAAGCAGGTCATGACAAAAGACACTGAAAGCGTCTGCACGGTCTTGAGCTGCAGAGATAACTAAAACCTTTGTATCAGGATTCTTTCTCAGTCTCCAAAGTACATAACCTGCTGTGAGGAAGCTTTTACCGCAACCTCGATATGCCATGATGATTCTCCTGTTAGGACCGTTCTGCAAATAGTCTGCAAGTTGGTACTGAACAGGAGTAGGACTTGGAAGCCTTAGAAAGTGCCAGAGATGAGTAGCAAAAACAGGGAAGCTGTTTATAGCTTCCTTTATAATCTGTTGTTGGTTAGTGCTAGGCACTTATGTAAGACTTAACTTTGGACATATCAATCTCAGGAAGAGCATTGATCATCTCGCCTATAGCAGAGACATCACCGTTCTTATCGAGAGTAATACCTTGGTCTTTAAGGAATTTAATAGCGTTAGCTAGGTCAGAAGCTTTAACGTTTTCAGAGTTAAGCTGATCTACCAACTTAGTAGCTACCAACCGATGGAGAGCCTGTAGCTCATCTTCAGTTGCCATTCCTACGGATTTTCTTCTAGCCATCCTGTTGTTCCATTTTCTTGTTGTACTTAAGTAAAGCTTTACTCCAAGGTGAGACGTAAAGCTGTGTTACTTTTTTGGGAATAATTTAGTCTTAACCAATTCTACGGCAGCATCGTCTATAGTGTTATCAGTGGATTCTACAAGCTTTGTAAGCAGGTCCACAATCAGTTGCTTAACTGAATCAGATTTTAAGAAGGCGAAGAGAATAGGCTTAACTAAGAGAACCATTGGAATAGATTAATTCATAGTAAGAATACTACTAATCCATCCAGTTGTAATCTCGCTTCTTTTTCTTCCCACTCTTCTTGATCTCTATAAGGCTTAAAAGCCTATCTGCATATTCAGGATCAGCAGAAGCACTTTGTTGAATTAGGAGTTCCGCAAATAGAAGATACACCCTCTCCACATCCATCTCCTCACGAAGCTGAACTTCAGGCGATAGAAGCTGCCTTAGTCGCTCGTGCCAAGAAACGTGAGATGGAATTTCATTCTTTGGACCACTACGCCACATATCCGCAAACTTCTCCTCGATTGACTCAGGAATGTACATCTGAATCATGTCGAGAGCTTCCTTCTGATGAATCTGACCAGAGTAGTAGGTAGCTACGTCACGGAGTGAGAACCTCATACCCCCTTTAATTTTCTAGCAGCATTTTTAATAGCTTCATCTGCGTTAGGATTTATCTTTCTAAGAGATTCTCTAACTTGTTCAGAAGTAATAGTCTTCTTGTCACGCCAAGGACCATAAGGTTCTTGAGCCACTGTTGAAGTGTCTCTTATACGGGAGTCTCCTCCCTGTTTGTCAGCGCCTCTCATAATTACTTTGTTTTGTATCCCTTAATTGTACTCTTTTTTGGCTTAGAGTCTTTTTGAAACTTCTTAGCTACGCTAGGCTTATTAGCATATAGGTATTTTTTCTGTTTATCAGATTTAAAAGGCATGGCTGAAGAGAAAAGTTTAATAGGAAAATTTAAAGACGGTATGGAGGATAGAGAGGCAGAGCTTCAAATCCTTGGTACATTTGTACGCCTTGGCGTAGTAGTCTGGTCTGGATTTATCATTAGTTTAAATTATTTACCCCTACCAGGTATGGATAATAAGCAGAACAATGATATAACTTTCATAACTTTTGTTTTCACCTCAGCTCTAGCTACCTTTGGGATTGATACAGCTAAGAAAAAGGACCATAAAGATAAACCAAGTGGTGCTACCCAGCACATAATTATAGAAACTCCTATTAAGATTGAAGGAGTAGATAAAAACAAGGTAACAAAAGTATGAGAAAATGCTTATTACTTTTGCTCCTGCTAAGCCCAGTTGCTGCAAGGGCAAATCCTATTACGCCAGCTTTCACTCAAGGCTCTATGCAGAGTACTACAGTGACTCAGATAGATATCGAAGAAACGGTAGAGACAGAGGTATTTGGAGGTGCATATTCTAAATGGACTGGAGAAAATATCCTTCATACTTCAACAA